AGCGGAAAACGTTCAGTTTTCTTATACGCTCAAGGTCATAGTGATCAAAACAATCGCAGCGTTATTCCATCACATTGGATGCCTTTACCGGAGCCTACGAAGTGATCTTCATGCTCGCCGCACTCATGCTAATTGCTATGATGAAATATGATTGAGGCATAATGGCAACCCTGCTCTTGAACAATGAACGAGTGGACATACGCAAATCGTTGTTTGCGCTGGACAAGGCCGACTGCGAAGAAAGCCTGTCAGAATTTATCAAGCAAGCATGGCATGCCATCGAGCCGCACGAATATATCCACAACTGGCATATCGACATGATTGCCGAACACCTGACCGCAATCACCGATGAAATGATGATTGACGATGAGCAATACTACAACCGCCTTTGCATTAACGTTTGCCCTGGCGCAATGAAGTCCCTGCTCGTCGGAGTCATGTGGCCNGCGTGGGAACTCGGTCCGCGCAATATGCCCTACACGAAATACGTTTGCGCCTCGCACTCGCTCGATTTGGCTATTCGCGATAACGTCAAATGCCGCCGCCTAATTCAATCTGAATGGTATCAGGAACGCTGGGGAGACCGCGTTAAAATTACTGGCGACCAAAACGCCAAAGGCAAGTTTGAAACAACCGCCGGAGGATTCCGCCAAGCCGTTGCGCTTACTGGTATGACTGGCGCTCGTGGTGATCGTGTTATCATCGACGATGGCCTTAGCGTCGACGGCGCACAATCGGACGCTATTCGTCAGTCAACCATTGAAACGTTCCTAACAGCCGTTCCAACTCGCCTGAACTCTCCAGAAAAGTCAGCCATTATACAAATCTCCCAGCGCCTGCACGAAGAAGACCTAACGGGCGTTATTATGGATAAAAAACTAGGTTATGACTGGATTATGATTCCGATGGAATATGATCCAGAACGCGCCGCACCAACAATGCTAGGCGCTAGTGATCCGCGCACTGTTGCCGGAGAGTTGTACTTTCCTGCACGATTCCCCGCCCATGTTGTCGAGCGCGATAAGAAAATCATGGGATCATACGCTGTTTCCGGCCAGTTCCAGCAACAGCCCAGCCCGCAAGATGGTGGTATTATCAAGCGCGACCATTGGCAACTCTGGCCTAACGATGTGGCGCTTCCGGCGTTTGACTACATCATTGCCTCACTGGATACGGCCTACACGACAAAGACCGAAAATGACTTTAGCGCGATGACTGTTTGGGGCGTGTTCTCTGAAGACCCGATTGCAACAGCATCAAATGCGCTTCAAAAGGATGGCAAAGCTTACAAGATCGAGCGCACCTACAAGCAGCCGCACCCGAAAGTTATGATGGTCTATGCGTGGCAGGAACGTTTGCAGCTTAATGATCTGGTGACAAAAGTTGCCAATACGATGAAAATGATGCAAGCCGAAACAATCCTGATTGAAAACAAAGCCGCAGGCATTCCCGTAGCGCAAGAGTTGCGCCGCCTGTATTCCAATAAAGGCTATCAGGTTATTCTAGATGATCCCAAGTCGCTTGACAAAATCGCCAGATTGTATTCAATCCAGCACTTGTTTGAAGATGGCCTCATTTACGCGCCGGATAAAACGTGGGTTGATCAGGTCATAACTCAGTGCATGATGTTTCCGAAAGGCAAACATGACGACTTATGTCTTGTTGGTGAAACTCTAATTTTAATGGCGGACGGAACAGAAAAAAGAATTGATGAAATTCGTGCCGGAGAATACGTCAAAACTAAAAATGGATTTGGGCGTGTTTCCGCATCTGCAATGACAGGCGTAAAACCAATATGGAAATTAAGTCATACAAATGGTGAATTGTATGGAACCCATAATCATCCAATCTATAGCAATGGTGAATATATACCGTTGTCATCGTGCAAAGTTGGTGATAAGCTAGAAACATCGTATCAATATAACGGTGTTACATCATGGCTTTTAGAAAAACAGAAGATTCAAAATCGGAAACAATCGTCTTTAACGGAAGAAAATATAACCGATATCCTGAATCAAAAATTAAAACCCATCAAAGATATTTTTCAAGAGCGGGGCATTTATTGCATAGAGACGTCTGGGAATTTCATTATGGAAAAATTCCAAACGGCTATCAAATACACCATGTTGATCGGAACACGATCAATAATGACATATCCAATTTACAATGCTTGCCCAGAAAAATGCACCGTGAAGAACATCATGAAGAATACGTTGCTCGTGGAAAAAGCGAAGCACAAGTTGAACATCTTTCAAAAATTAGAGAAAAAACAAAAGCTTGGCATAAAAGTGCTGAAGGGCGCGAATGGCATCGTAAAAATGCTTTTACAAGTTTTAAAGCTCCAAATGCTCCAAAACCATATAGCAAAAGTCACTATGTTGGACTTTGCGAATGGTGTGGATCAAAGTTTGAAGCAAAAAGCCCCAAAAAAATTATGTGTTCAAGCTCATGTTCCGATAAAAAAAATAGATTCTTGCGAGGTTCTAGCCATAAATGCCATGAATATTACGCGGCAAGTTTACAACTTGACCGTTGAAGGTGAGCATTGTTACTATGCAAATGGAATTTTAACGCATAATTGCGACACTGTCAGCTCTGCATTGCGATTCTTGAGAAAAGCGGGTATGATGGAACGTGCGGAAGAAGTGCAGCAAAGCTACGAAGATTTAATGCGTCGGCCAACCACACAACCCGCGCCATTGTATTCGGTTTAAGGATTAAACTATGCCACTCGTTCCGTCTCACATTCGTCTCATGCCGCAATCAGAGGAATCACCTTCATTCGACAGTGAAGACGTGGCAATCGAAAACGAAGATGAATCCGACGGCAAGACATACGATGACAAGGGCAATGTTATAACCATCGAATTTCCAGATGGATCAATCTCATTGTCACTGGATGGATCCCCACTGGAAAGCGCTGGTAAACCAAACCGTAAAGACTGGTTTGACAATCTGGTCGATGAAGTGGACGAGAGGGAACTGTCCCGAATTTCAGAAGATTTGCTCAAGGGAATAAATGACGACCTCGAAAGCCGTAAAGAATGGATTGACGACAGAGCACTTGGAATCAAGCTACTTGGACTCAAGATTGAAATTCCAGGACTGGGATCAGTTGCAGATGGTGCTCCCGTCGAAGGAATGTCCAAGGTTCGGCACCCTCTGCTTCTCGAAGCTGTGCTCAGGTTCCAAGCGAATGCCCGATCCGAAATGCTACCTACAGATGGGCCAGTAAAGATTCGTGAGGACAATAACAATGCTACCCTCGACTCTGACCAACTCGCCAATGATCTCGAAAACGACATCAACCACTATCTCACTAGCACCGCGAAGGAATACTACCCCGATACGGATAGAATGCTATTCATGTTGGGCTTTGGTGGGACGTCATTCAAAAAAGTATATTTCTGCCCATTACGCAATCGTCCCGTCTCAGAATCCGTCGATGCAGACGACCTCATTGTCAACAATTCAGCCACAGACCTGACAAACGCTCGCCGCGTAACTCACCGTATTTCAATGCGGTCATCGACTGTTAAGCGGATGCAGATTCTTGGCGTTTACCGTGATACGGAATTATCCACGCCGAAGATGATTAACTTTGATGCGGCGCAGCGTGAAAAAGCCTCGCAGCAGGGCGTAATTCTTGACGTAATGAATCCAGATGACCGAAACCGCGAAATCTTTGAGTGCTACTGCGAGTTGGATATTCAAGGCTTCGAGCATAGGCGCAAGGGCAAAGAATCCGGCTTGGAAATCCCGTACCGCGTAACCATTGACGCGACTAGCCGACAAATCCTGTCCATTGTGCGTAATTACGATGAGGATACAAAAGAACTCCCCGTAGCGCGGTCGAACTTCGTCAAATACACGTTTGTTCCTGGCATGGGTTTCTATGACATCGGCTTGCTGCATATTCTCGGCAACACAACCAACGCCATAACTGCCGCTTGGCGAGAGATGCTTGATTCCGGCATGTACGCTAATTTCCCTGGATTCCTTTATGCGGATTCAGGCGCTCGGCAAAACACCAACATCTTTCGTGTTCCTCCAGGCGGTGGAGCATTGATTAAAACAGGTGGGCTACCAATCCAGCAAGCCATTATGCCGTTGCCGTACAAGGATGTTGGGCCAGGACTTATGTCGCTGGTGCAAAACATGGCTGATACGGGTATGCGTCTGGGCGGCACGTCAGAGGCGGCTGTTGGTGAGGGCAAGCAGGACGCTCCTGTTGGTACAACACTGGCAATGATTGACCAAGCCACTAAGGTCATGAACTCGGTGCACAAGCGGATGCATGCGGCTCAGGCTGAAGAGTTTGAATTGCTTGTTCGCTGCTTCAAAGAAAACCCTGAATCGTTCTGGCAGCAAAACCGCCGCCCTGCCCGCAAATGGGATCAGGAAACGTTTACTCGTGCACTGGGGCAGGTTGATCTCGTGCCACAGGCTGATCCCAACACAGCCAGCCAGACACAGCGCATTATGAAAATCATTGCCCTGAAACAGATACAGGCGCAAAACCCGTCTCTGTATGATCCTATTGCGATTGACACAGCGTCGCTAAAGGCGATCGGCTGGAGCAATCCAGAACAATTTATGATTCCGGCTTCGGCTCAGGGCGCTCCACCGCCTGAATTGCAAAAGCAAATGGCTGAAATGCAGATCAAAAAGCA